ATTTCAGTCGCCATCGGTGCGGTAACTCTGTTCAGCGATAAGATTTTCAAAACCCACGAGCAGGTCAGGAATATAGCCGCCGAAGCCGCGGTCGAAATCGACAACGAGAAACGGAAGCTCAACGAATTGCAAGACGCAGCGACCCGCGCAGCCTCCGGGAGCCGCGAACGGGCCGAAGCGATCATGATCATCAACGAGAGGTACGGCAAGTACCTTCCGAAGCTGCTCACCGAGAAAAGTACCAACGAGGATATCGCCATTGCGCTTCAGTCGGTAAACACCGAATTGGAAAAGAACATCAAGCTCAAATTCCGGCAGCAGGAAGCGGAACGCATCGCCGGAGATGAGATGACAGCCACGAAAAAGGCGATCGCCGAAATCACGACCAAGTATAAAGAATGGGGCGACGAATCGTCGCTCACCGCCGATAAGCAGAGATTGATCGCCGCCGCAGTTGTCGATTTCACGGGTAAGATAAAAGCGGCCGGAGACGATTCTGCAAAACAACGTCAGGCAGTTTACGACCTTAACAAGGAACTGCAGAATCTGGGAATGAACTTCAGCGGTTCGAGGTGGAATCCTCACGGCCGGTATACTGCAATACGAAAAATCACCACAGAATTAAGCAACACTGTGAACGAAGGCCAGCAGGCTCTCTCGATGCTGGACACCATTTACGGCAAGGTCGAAGCACCTCTCGATCTGAACACCACCACGACCACAAATACAACGCCCACCGACCCGGACGATACAGGCAAATGGTCGCTCGAAAAAGACAAAGAGTTCCTGACCGCGAAACTGAAACTCAAGGAGAAATACCAGAACGGAGAAATCGTATCCGCGTCCCAATTTAACGAAGAGCTGCTGAAACTGGAAATTGCGGCATTGGAAAAACGCCTTGCGAAAAATATCGATGAAGGGGCTACGCGGCTCAAAATCCAGAACCAACTCGCCGACAAACGACTTGAGCAGAAGAAGGCGGCCGCAGCCAAAGAAGAGGAGATAAACAAACTTCTCCAGCAATCGGAAACCGATCGGATCAAGCGGGAGAACGCCGACTACGAACTGAAGAAAAAGAGGTACGCAGGCAACGCCGCGGCATTGGAAGCTCTGGAGAAAACCCACCAGCGCAACATCACCAAAATTCGGCTCGACGAGATCGACGATCGACTGAAGCGGGAAGAGGAGACCTATGAACTGCAAAAGAAACAGCTCAAGAACCGCCACAAGCAGGAACTCCTCGACTTCCAAGGCTCGGCCGCTGAACGCAAACAGCTACGGAAAGCCCAAGCGGAAGAAGAGTCCCGATTGGAACTCGAACACCTGACTCAACTCTCTGCGCAACTTAAAACGCTCATCGAGTCTGGAATGTTCGACGGCATCCAACTCGACACACAGCTTCTCTCGGCTCAAGAGAAGCAAAATCTCGTCAATCGTTTCGAAGATGTCAGGACAGCGATCATCGGCGTATTGGAAGTTCTCGGCGACGGGCAGCAGAAAACATTCTCTTTTGCCGGCAACGACCCAACGTTCATGGGCCTACCACAATCGGACTGGATGAAATTTTTTGACGTGCTGAAGAACGGGGCTGCTTCTACCGAAGAAGCGTTGCAAGCAGTACATGCCGCCATGACAGCGATTGGCGCAGCTACGGAAACGGCGCTGCAGGTATATACTACCTACGACAATATGATGACCAAAAAGGAAAACGCAGAATTAAAGAAATATCAGAAAAATCAGGATAAGAAGAAAAAAGCCAACGAGAAACGTGTCAAAGCAGGACTGATGACCGAAGAGCAAGCACAAGCAGAGGAGGAGAGAATGGCCGCAGATCTCGAAGCCAAACAAGAAGAGATGCAAATCAAACAGGCGAAGCGCCAGAAGGCCATGAACATCACCTCCGCCATCATCAATACGGCAACTGGTGTCACGAAAACACTGGCTGAATGGGGATGGCCTCTGGGTGCGATCTTTGCCGCTATCGTCGGTGCTATGGGAGCCGCACAAATCGCTATGATTGCATCAACCCCAATAACGACTGGCGCCGAAGAGGGCGGTCAAGTCATCGAGCGGATGCAGGACGGCAAAAAATTCAACGCCCGTTATTCTCCGGATAAACGAGGCTTCATCTCATCGCCGACGGTACTGGTATCGGAAAACGGAAAGGAGTATGTCGTTCCAGCGGCCGCAATGGATAACCCCTCGTTGATTCCCGTACTGAACACGATCGAAGCGGCCCGCCGGCAAGGGACACTCGGCAGCTTCGATTTCAATGCCGTATACCGGCAAAATACACCGGTACCCGGATTCGTATCCGGCGGCCCAACAGGAGATATCCCGTCATTCGACACAACAGACACGGGGCTTTCCTCTTTGGACGCAGGCACGGCCGGCAAATTCATCGCGGCCGTCGATCGTCTATGCGACGTGCTGAAGAATCCGATTCTTGCCTACGTGACAATGCTGGGCGAAAACGGAATTGTTGCGAAAATGAAAGAGTACAACCGCACGCGGGAACGTGGGCAAATTGGAGGCAAAAAACGATGATACAATTCCGATCCGAGGGCATAATCCTCGATGTACAGCCTGATCAGGATGTGACATTTACGCTGGACAATCCGATCTTTGAAGATGACAGGGTACCAGTGGCCGTTTCCACGAATGTTGAATTCAAACTGTCGCCGAAAAACTGCAAATTTTTCGGATTCACACCCGGCATCCGGCGGCGGCCGTCACGCAAGACTGCCGCCTGCGAGGCGTTATTCAATGGCATAGTCGCATTTCAGGGTGAACTGAAATATGACGACTACTCCGATAAGTCCTTACAATACTCATTCGTCGGGGCTGAATTCGACCACATCGTCACAGGAAAGCTGACCGACATCCCATTCTCCGGATTCGAGGACATCAAATTCTCGACGATGGTAGAAAACGCCCGTAAAGGACTATATGACGAGTTCGGCCTGCCCCAGATTATGCGCAAGGCAATGAGCGCCTCGATCGAGTATGTGACGTCGGGGCCGACGAAAGCAGAATGCTCAACGGTCGATAAATATGCGAACTGGCTTTACACCACCCGCCCTTATGTTGTCCCGGCGATCAAGGTACGCTATATCCTCGATAAAATCCTTCCGGAGTTAGAGCTGGGGGAACCGGAACTCGAAAAACTCCTCAATATGTTAGCGATCCTCGGACTTTACAAAAGTTCCGAATACGACAACCGATACGGGATAAAAGATACATCGCCCGGTGCCCGACCGGGGTTATATCCTACCCAATGTACGCTCGATCTTGCCGACTCAATGCCGGACATGGACTTGAGCGATTTTCTTATCAGTCTACTCAAAATACCTTGCTGCACGTTGTTTTTTTCCGGGAAAAAATATTTCCTGATGAGTAACAAGTCGATTCTCGCAAGCAATAAATTTGTAGACTGGACGGCCAAAGTCAGCGACAATTATTCGCTCCCCGCCTATGAAAAGAAAGGCTATACCCTCGCATTCCGTAACGAGGATGACAACTACACCAAGTCCTACGAAGAGGATTTGGGCCAAGAGCCGACCGATGAGATTATCGAAAGCTATTCCCTGCAGGACATCATCGACAAATACAGGGTGTCTCCCGACTATAAAAATATCAGACTGGCCCAAACCGGGGATATCTATTCAGGTAAGAAAATCGACGCTCTGCTCTATTATTCAGGACGCGGTGCCGCATGGAACAAATATACGACACCAATAGCCACTCTGGATATCGTACATCAAGCCGGGTTTACGAAAATGGAACCGGCTGCCGACTCGGAAGATCAAAACTACGACTGTTCGATCGACTTCACATGTCCGAAATGCGTTCCTTTAGCCGTATACCCGTCAAAGCAAATACATGCTGACGGATCAATCGAAGAAGCAGTTGGACTGAACGCCATAACTCCTATTGTAGATTTTCCCACCGCAGGCGGCAATCGCCCGTCAGAAGTGTATATCGGCTTACTGATCAAAAATAATTTTTCGGATAAAGGATATTATTTCGAAGGTGGCATTCCCGACCTTTCTGCTGGCAGCGAAGACCGAAGCGAGTACTCCCTTGCGATTGGAGGGGAAAATGGTTTGTACAACCGATTCCATAAACCCTACGCGGAGTGGCTGGCACGGGACAAAGAAATGCTTAAAGTCGATCTCAACCTGACCGCATCAGATATTGCAAACCTACGCCTCTGGGTCAAAGTGTTGGTCTTCAACGTGCGTTATTTGATAAAAACCCTTGAAATAACCGGCAATACCACTCACGACATCCTTCACTCGAATGCGGAGTTGGTCGAAGTGTAATGTCCTTTCAGTCCGCGCGTCATGTAGATATTTTTGTCCGAGAATAGAAGCCGAGCCAATGGTAGATACCTTCGAAATAATCGAGAAGCCCGAAGTTTGTCAGTTTTCTGAGAATTTGGGGAAAATGATCATCAGGAACAAAAATTTAAGCCTGACTTGTGTTTACATGACAGTAAGACTTGATGATGCAACTATATGCGACAAACAGACGCTTTATTACGATGCAGAGAGTTTGATAACGATCAACCTGCGGGACATCGTTCATACCCTGCTGGAATGTGAATTTCCACGACAAACCGGCGTTACTGACTTTACATATTTATCTATAACACTGACCGACACGGCAACAACCAAAACATATCGTTTTCAGGTCATTGCCGGCGGGGTCGCAGCTCCTCGCAAAGTAGGGCTGGATTGGTGGGCCAGAAACTTTCTGACTTGGCAAGGGCAAATCGTCACCATGCCGGCATGGCAACCGCAATGGTTATCGGTGGTAAAACTCAATCGAGATCCGCAATTTCTGCGAATCAAGTCGCGCCTATATACGGCCGAAGGAATCGAGCGCACACAGGACATTTTCACAGCATCCGAAGAAGGCATCGTCCGGATCAACGTTTCGTTCGAGCTACTCTGGCGTAATATCTGCGTTTCGGAAGAACTGACGCCGATTGCATACGACATCTACGGATTGAGACTGAACTCCGTCTCTGAACCCGATACGGCAGGTGCAAAGAACTACCCTTTCGCCCAGCGATATATTTTGCGGTCGGGCAACTTTCGAGACCGCTGTTTCTTATTCCAAAACTCGCTCGGCGGATTCGACACGATAATCGCATCCGGACTTTCGACATTACTTCCAGAAGGCGAGGTCGACACGTTCATCAATCAAGGCCGCGAAGTGGAATTAAGCAACGATTACACATCAATCTGGCAGCAAAACACAGGTTACATCAGTTCGAGCAGCATAGCCCGGCAATGGCAGGAGTTTCTGCACTCCAGCAATCGCTACCTATACGCAGACGGGGAGTGGAAACAAATAATCGTCACGGAGTACGAAGTCAAACACAAAGAGGCCGCCCTAAACAGCTACACCTTCAAATACCATTTGTCAGAAAAAGATGAAGCCAATTATTATGACCGGGCAGAACTTCCGGAACCTGAACTCCCGACCGATTTCTGGCAAATTCCATCAATACGGCTGGAATAAAGTTGTCCTTTCCGCAGCGACAGCAATCAAATATTTTTGCATAAAACAAGAACCATGACATCGTATAGACGCTGGAACATACTTACCGACCTTGCTTACATAGAAACATTCTATGAACGGCAAGGTGATGGTACCCTTGTAAAAGCGGCAATTCCGGACGCGGGAATCGATTTCACCATCGACTATTTTACAGACGGTACAACTCACTTCAAAGCGTCCCGCATTGACGGAGTTTACAAAGACTGCCGTCAGGTTGATGAATACTCGCTCGAAGTATTCATCCCGTTATCGCGCAGGCGCATGTGCAAAGGAGAACTTCGGCGGGAACTCACTTTGATAATACCGGATGACAATTTTTTAAATCAAATAAAAAGCATATGCTTCCCCGCCAAAACAGGGCTATTCCTTTGGTTTGGCCCATCAGACAATTTTAAGCAGACAGCCTACGGGGAGGCGGTAATTGCCACGATAATCAATGCCTCATACGACATTATCGACCTTACGAGTTCTGCATATCCGGCCACCTGTCTCAAGATTATGGAAAAGCTCGAAAAAGGTATTACGGCGAATATCTACATAAAAGAAAGGGCGGAACTCCCCCAACAATCCATTATTCAGGTTCAAAAAGTAGACGAAGGCTATCAGTTATTTACAGGAATATTCGAGACATCGGAGGAAGACGGAACAATCAAAATTTACCAAATCTACTATCTGGTAAATAGAACCGACGGCATCGTAACAAGGAAACGATACGATAGATTCCCCGCAGTGGCATCCGCGGGCGACTACATCAAAAAAACCGACCGTCTGATCCTCGGCGGATACAGCCCCGCCGACTTAAAAAGCAACGATTAAACATACAATATCATGGCAGACAAACAAACGTTAGCGGTAGTACAGGAAATCCTGCTCAAGTCACGCATCAAATTCACAACAGGTACCGAGGCCGAATGGACTGAGGCAAACCCCGTCCTGCTCGACGGTGAGTACGGACTTGTAAGGGGTACATCTCCGTTGAAATACAAGGTCGGCGACGGCACAAAGACTTGGTCGGCACTCGGCTGGGCAAATGTCACCTCTCTTGCGCAGCTCATGGCCGATGCCTCGCATCGACTTGTGACGGATGCCCAGATTACAGGTTGGAATGAGAAAGCGGATGTATTTACCTTCAACTACAACGCTTATCTGCATCCACCGACCGAAGGACTCAACCCGCAGGGACAAGTCGCAAAAAACATCGTCACGGCGATCAACGCCAACAAAAAATGCGTTGTGGTCGCACAAAATGTCGCCGTGCAGGAGATCGAAGATTCTATAAGCGGTTTCGTTTCCATCACCGAGGTTTCCGCTTCGGCCGTCACCGGATTGATCGATACTATCCGCATGGCCTCGGACGACAGCGGTCGCACGGTATTCCTCGCTACTGCTTCCATCACGTTCAAGTCCGACGGCACCGTAACCGTGGCGGCCGTACCTTACACCGGGCGTATCGTCATGGAAGAAGACCTGCCCGAATACAGCACGGAAAAAGCTCCGACGGTTAGTGGGTTCGCCGCGACCTACTACCTCACGCGGAACGGCAGCCGTATCGGCGTGCCGATCAACATCCCGCTCGATCAGGTGCTGCGCGGCTCGTCAATCAAGACCGTGACGACGGCCAATTCGCCTTACTCCGGGGCCAAGGTCGGCGACAAGTACATCGAGTTCCTCTTCCAGAACAACAACACCCCGCAGTACCTGCCCGTGCAGGATCTCGTCGATGTCTACACGGGCGACGACCAGTATATCCAAGTGACGGAGTCGAACGTAATCAAGCTCAACTACTCCGTGCTGTCGTTGAAACTGGCGGCCGACTTGAAGAAGTCATACGACAACTTTTACGACCCGAAGGGTGCCGGAGAGGCGGCGGCAAAAGCGGCCATCGACGAGCTCAAGGAGAGTACGTTCGTCATTCAGTGTACCATCCCCGGAATGAACTGACGCTATGGCAGGTACTGAAAAGATAACCGGGCGGGTTCAATTCCCGATGTTTACGGCGGCCGCACTGGCCGCCGCAAATCCGGTGCTTCTCAAAGGCGAAGTCGTGTACGAATCCGACACACGCAGGCGGAAAATCGGCGACGGTGTTACCGCATGGAACTCTCTCCCCTACGAGTCGGATGGTGAAATGGCAGGCAGTATTCACGCTTCACAGATCACTACGGACGAAACGCACCGTTTCGTGACCGACAGCGAGAAAAAGACGTGGGGCGATAAGGCCGCCAAAGACCTGTCGAACGTAACGCTGACAAAAGCGCTCTCATCCAACGGTTACTACAAAGCACCGGACGGGCTGATGTTTCAATGGGGGATATCCCCCGGCGGGGCGTATCAGTACTATTTCAGTCCTGCATTCATCGCAAAGCCGTTCGGATGCTTTCTGACGGCTTATTACGGCAACGGCAACGTCATCACAGCCGCGTCGTATGTGGAACTGACCGCCCAATATTTACGCTACCAATCGCGCTGGGCGAACCTCACCGACAAGAACGGAGGTCTCGCATCCTCTACCGAAACCGTCCATTGGCTGGTGATCGGACGCTGGAAATAAAATACAGGAAGCTATGAAATACTGGAAACAAGGATTTTATGACGAACCCGTCGAGGGCGGTGTAGAGATCACCGACGAGAGGTGGTTGGAACTGATCGACGGGCAGGCAGCAGGTATGCTGATTACCGAGGATGAGCAGGGCAGCCCTGTTTTAACGGAATATGTCAATAGCGTCCCGGTGCCGACCTACGAACAGCGGGTGCAGCAAAGCATCCGAGAGCGGTATTCGGTCGACGACGAACTGGCGATACTCCGCCAGCGGGACACCAAGCCGGACGAGTTCGCGGCCTATTACGAATACGCCGAGCAATGCAAAGCGCAGGCAAAAAAGCAGATGCAATTATGATTGGAAGAATACAACACCCGAAATATACGGCAGCGGCGCTCAAAGCGGCCAATCCCTTACTACTCGATGGCGAGGTCGTCTACGAATCAGACACGGGTCGTCATAAGATCGGGGACGGAGTGAATAAGTGGACGGAATTACCCTATCCCATGAATGCCGAAGCCGTCCCGGCGGTTACGTGGAAAGTACAGGGCGGGATGCTCTGCGTAAAGCCTGCCACAGACTTGAAAAATCCGATTCTGAAGCAGTGTTTCGTGGGCATCCTGCACTACAAAAACGCGAAGAAGCGATACCGCCGGAACCCTCAAACCGGGCAGACACAGAACCGTCCTCTGAATGCGGGGTTCAAGCTCGTACAGGACTCGTTCTCGCGGGATGAGGTAAACTGGACACCCGTTCGGATTAATCCTGTTCAGTTCGATACAACGAAGGTAAACGCCGCGGGCTGGATGCCGATAATTTCCGTTGCAGACCTCTTGGAAAGGTGGGTCGTGCGCATTGGCGACCGCGGTTTCGTGGGGGGGGGGAAAATTCGAGCTGCATCGCGGCACCAATATAGGCGACCGCGGCGGAAAGCTGGAGCCTTCCGGAAAGCGCAGAATGCAGGTTTCATTTTACGGCGGAGTTGTATTGTTTACGGGTAATCCTCAATACCGAACCGAGGGGGCACGCGCCTATTTCAGAGTAATAGCCCGAAACTACGATGAAACAGCAACGATAGTACATGTATAACTTTTTTGACGGGGTGTGACCGATAACAAATATTCCTTTGCGGGAGATGGTTGTATTATGACTCATTCACTGGGGATTTACTTAACCTTACTCGTCACTTTTTTTGAAATTTCTGAATTATGATAGATCATATTTTCGCGGCGATACGTCCGCAGCTCATCATCCTCACGATCGTTTACCTGCTCGTACTGTTCGTGATTTTCCTCGACCTGTGGGCGGGTATCCGCAAAGCCCGCAAACGCGGGGAGCTGCGATCATCGCTCGGCTACCGCAAGACCGTCGAGAAGATCGCCAAGTATTTCAATCTGATTTTCGTGGTGACGGCAATCGACGCCGTGCAAATGCTCACCGTGTGGCAGATCAACGAGCAGACCGGGAGCCGCCTGCCGCTGATTCCGATTCTGACGGTATTGGGGGCCATGTTCATCGGCTTCATCGAACTGAAGAGCGTCTATGAGAAGTCCGAGGATAAGGAAAAGGCCAAGATCGCGGATGCGGCGGCCGCGCTGGGATCGGCGTTGAAGAACCGGGAGACGCAGGGCATCGTGGCCGCGGTGCTGGAGTACATGGAGAGAGCAGGCCGGCAGGCCGGCAACCCCCGCGGCCCGGCCAGAGACGAGCAAGCCCCCGGCCCCGAATTCATGCCGAACCCGGATATTTACGACGAGGAGTAAAAACCACTCAAACACCAAACTACCATGAAAGCAAATTACACCCTTGAGAAAGTGGAAACAGAAGACGGTTTTGCAGCCACTTATCTCCTGATGTGCGACGGCTATCAGGTCGGCTCGGCAATCAATATCCCGGATATTGTAAAAGGAGCGAAAATTATCCCGGCAGCTGGTGGCCGCGAGGCGCTCGTGATCAATGTAAAAGGACGAATAGGAAGACCGCGGCATATAAAATTATAAAGGCGACCAAGATCATGACACCGAAAGAATTTAAGAAAACCTACTGGCCGGACATCGCGGCCTCATGCGAGGAAACCGGGCTGAACCCGCTCTTCGTGGCCGCGCAGGCCGCGCTCGAAACCGGCTGGGGAAAGTCCGCCATCGGCAACAACCTATTCGGCATAACAGCCTCGAAGAAGTGGCGCGGGGCGGTGAAATACGTGCGGACATTCGAGTACTTCGACGACGACAAGCAGGGCCACCGATTCCCCAAAGTACATTCCATTACGCGGATGCCGGACGGGCGCTACAAATATGTCGTAGACCGGGCTTTCCGCCATTATCCCTCTGTCCGGGACTGCCTGACCGACCACTCCCGCATATTGCTGACCGAACGCTATGCCCCTGCCCGCCCGTACAAGGATGACGTGTACCAGTTCGCCTACCGGGTTGCGGCCTGCGGATACTGCACGGCAAAGCCGGCGGATTATGCGGGGCTGATGCTCAAGATATCCAAAACGCTCGAAAAGGCATGAAAAAGTACCTATTCCTCGCGCTGCTGATCATGGGCGGTCTGCTGTGGTTGCAGACCGCACGGCTCCGCTCGGAGAAGCGCGAGCGCCGCCGGTTGAAGTCGAACCAGACCGCGCTGATGTCCGATGTCGAAATCTACCGGACAAAGGCAGGCAAGGCTGCCGCGTCGAACATGGTGCTGAATCTCCGCGTCTCGGAGCTGGAGCGACTCCGGGCGGCAGATGCCGAGAGCATCCGCGATCTCGGCATTAAACTCAAGCGGGTCGAATCGACGGCCAAGACCGCGACGGCGACCGTCGTAAAACTGCGGGCAAAACTCCGGGACACAGCCGTCGTCCGGGAGACCCCGGCCGGGGCGGTCATTATCGACTCGATGCAGACATTTCGCTGGCGCGATCCGTGGGTGACGGTCGAGGGGTTGATCGAGCGCGACTCGGTCGCATGCCGCGTCGAGAGCACCGACACGCTCCGGCAGGTCGTACACCGGGTACCGCGGCGCTTCCTCTTCATCCGCTGGGGAACCAAAGCGATACGGCAGGAGGTCGTGTCGTCGAACCCGCATACACGGATCGTCTACACCGATTATATCGAACTTAAAAAACGAAACCGATGAAAAAATTTCTGAAAACAGCATGGGCGGTACTGCTCTACTTGTGGCAGCTCCCGCAGAACCTGCTCGGCCTTGCGTACTTGGCATTCTGTTTCGACCGCGTGAAAATCACCGAGCAACGCGGGGCCGTGTTCTATGCGACGAAGCATGTGCGGGGCGGCATGACGCTTGGGCGGTACGTTTTTATCGCACCGGGGAACATCGACCGGGAACCGGTCTACGACCATGAGTTCGGCCACGTCCGGCAGTCGCGGCGCTGGGGCTGGCTATGGTTGCCTGTATTCGCAATTCCGAGCGGCCTGCACAACCTTTTCTGCCGCGCGGCGAACTACTACCACTTTTACA